TTACTGACGGTATTGGATAAGACAAAGTTTTGTTTTTGTAATGCCATAAAGACTGTAATGATGTCTTCTTTCTCGGCATCAGGTAGAAGGTCATTTAGCCTTCGCATCTTTAGATCCTGTTCCATTGTCAATTCGATAATCGGCGGCGGGGGTCCAAAGAATGGGCTGTTGCTTGTCGAAGTCATAGTCAGATGCTGTGAGGATCTTTGCGAGTCTTGCATTTTCAAGTGCGACATCTTCGGAAAGATCTTTCTCAGCAAACGCTTGAACGACAGTCTTCCAAGAATACCCCTTTTCTTCAAAGAGGGTGATTGCACGTTTAACACCAATACCGGGACAACCGGCGTAGCCATCTGTTTGATCTCCTGCTAATGTTTGTACAAGGTGCCACTTCTCCCCCTCTCCATTTTCCACATTCATCATTTCTGACATGTCGAAGAGGCGACCAGGGATCTGCCGCATATCCTTGTCTGGTGAGCAGATGCAACATTTACCTTGGTTTTGTGTAGCATAAATACCTAAGGCATCGTCAGCCTCAAGTGTTGGCATGATAACAACTTTGTACTCAGTCTTGAGTCGGTTGATCACACGTTTGTAACCGCAAGGTTTTTTACGATTGCGATGCCCTTTGTATGCGGGCTGGATAGATTTACGAAAGTTTACACTATCGCTAAAGAACAGAATTAGTTCAGGTACATCCCAAAGAAAATTGTTAATGATCTTGAGAAGCTCACGCTTGACAGCAGCATAGGCTTCGCTGAATTTACTTGTGACTAGAATTACATCATCACCCCAATCGATTTCTGTTTCGGTAGCAGCACAGCATTTGTAGACCACGTAATCGGCGTCTACAAGTAACTTCACCTACCTTGTCCTCGGTATGCTTTCTTGTTACCCTTGGGTACGGAGTTGCGTCCTTGTCCTTGGCGGGTTTTCTTTGCGACTGACTTGATCTCAGTCTTATTTTTCTTGCTGTACATTAGTGGGTTTCACTCCAGTTGTTTCCGTGTGTTGCTTCTGCGTCGATTCTAATACGCATGTTGTAGTATTCCCCAGCCGCTGTAGCGCTATATACCAGGGATGTAGATAGGTCTCCGACGTGCTCTGGGGCACACTCGAACTGTAACTCGTCATGAATAAATCCTAATTGAGCAGCACATATCTGTGCCTCTCTCATTGTTTCTTGGTTGATAACCATCCACCGCTTCGCGACCACACCGGCTCCTGACTGGAGGCAGTAGTTCAAAGCTTTGTGAGGCGAGTCAACGTTAACTTTTCGTCCATCGATAGACCTGATGAACCCTCTCTCCGCAGCTTGTTTAATAGCCTTGAGTAAGTCATCCAATCCATCAACCGCGTCAACATACGCTGAACGAATCTCTTTCCCTTTCTTTTTTGCAGCAGTGGTTGATAGCTGTTGGTCATAAGAGTGTCCAATTTTTTCGTCACCTGCACCGTACAAAAATGCGTACGTTACGGTCTTTACTTGTCGCCTTGAGATTCCAATTTTGTCAGCGTTGATCTGATGGATGTCATCCTCAAGTAGAAGCTTCGCGTATCTTCCTCCGTCATACCGTGCAAGATAATGAGCGAGCATACGAAGCTCGATGCCGCTAAGATCAGCGCCGACCATATGTAAACCCGGACTTGGTATGAATAGCTTTCTAAATCTTTCATCTGATGGGACTTGCCCTAAGTTGGGGTTTCGGTGGGCGCAACGAAAAGTATTAGTAGCTACACTGCAATGGTGGTGAATTCTTTTAGCACTCGTACTCAACTTCAGCCAGGCGTTCGCGCCTTCGCTGATCATTCCAAGCATCTTCGTTATCGTCAAAATCCGGAGGAACATCGTCGCTACTTCCGAATTCATCTCCTTCAGAATCACCTCGTCGATAACAGGTTTCCCAGTAGTTGTCTTCTGGCTTGGAATCCAGCCATAGAATTGTTGCAAAATCCATGATATATGATCGCGAGAGGATGTGTTGAGTTCTTTCAGTCGAGTAAAGGATGCACCCTTGACATATCCTTGCGTGCGGTTATCTCGTTTAGGAGTGAATTCCGATCCTCGGACGAAAGGGTGCCGGTTTCGTAGTAGTTCTTCAGTTTCTCGTAGTTCTCTGGTGAGAGAAGATGCAAGTTGCCATGCAGCGTTCTCATCAAAAGCCCATCCATGAATCTCTTGCTCGGTAAGGATTTGTTGTACTTCGTGTTCTAGCGTGACCCATTCAGGTAGGGCTGGAAGTGTTTCCATAGTTTGGTGGTAACGTGAACGTCTTGTATGCAATAGTCTTCCATTTCTTGGGACCAATCTGTCCAATTAGAAGTGGAACCGTAGTCACCTTTACGTTCATCTAATCTGTAGCCGTAAGATTCAAGTGAGTGTTTACCATACAACTTGAGAGGCATACCATCCCAGGTACGATTCTTATCCAAGTTGATCATGTCGGGGTGGTAGAGTCTGCTAAGGAGTAGAGTATCGACCATATAAGCAGGCTTACCAAACCAAGGGTAAAGTTTGCGAATAACAGGTATGTCGTAACCAATAATGTTGTGACCAATAATCCTGTCCGCGTCCTGGAGTCTTTGCAAGCCTCTTGATATCGGCTCACTGGACCCTGTGTCATTGTACGCAATTGTCTGATCTGTCGAGAGATCGTGGATAGCAAGGCAGTGGATGGTACTAACATCATGCAGTAGACCGTTTGTTTCTATGTCAAAGATTAGACTCACTTCCCATTCCATCTGAACGTCTTATCTTTAAATTGTGCACGTTCGATAGCTTGAGTAGTAGGTGGGTTAGGTCGTTTGAGTTCAGAAGTCTGTTGCTGCATTGAACTCTGGTTCTGGTTGAGTTTCATAGAATTTACAGGTAGGGAGATCATAGCTCAGCTCACAGGCTACTCCAGTCTCGCCCGAATAACGATTTTTAAGGATTCTAACAGTCGTAGAACTTCCAGCTTTGTTGGATTGTTGATCTCTTTCCAATCCAATACACGCGTCGCTGAGTTGAGCGATTGCAGCAGATCCGCGCAGTTGTCCGAGAGTGACTCGTGCTCCTTCTTCATGATTCTGATCCGATGATGTACGTTTGAGGTGAGACACCAAGAACAACGCTATGCCTGTACGCTCCACGAGCGACCTAAGCTTAGTCATTGTGGTATCAATCATCCGCCGTTCGTCTCCGTCAAGCCCAGAAAGGAGGATGGAGAGGTGATCCAAGAAAATGATTCTACAGTCGAGACCTGATGCCAGGTACTCAATGCGATTATAAATAACATCAGGATCGTAGGAGCCGAAACCATCAAAAAGATACAGGTTCCAATTAGCCATTGTGTCGTCAAAAGCCGCCGTGAGTTCTTCATGCGTGTGTTCTCCTAAATGTAGTGACTTACCAACATGGGCGCTCATCAAGCCGAGGGCTGTACGACGGTTGGATTCTTCCAACGCCAGATAACCGACCCGTTCCCCCTTGTCAAGAAGGTTAGTCGCAAGTTCACGACAGAAGCTGGATTTTCCGATGCCAGATCCTGCAGTGATTGTAACAAGCTCTCCATACCTGATCCCGTGAAGCTTTGATTGTAGTCCTTGAAATGGGTAGTCATGATCTGCAGCTGGTGATGGTGTGGTTACAAGATCTAGAAGAGTTTTGCCATCGACAATGCCATCAGGACGGAACGGTTTGGCGTCCCAGATAGCTCGACATACAGCGTCAGAGTCGTTGGCTTGGAGTGCGTCTGAGGCGTCCTTGTAGTCGCCTTGGAGGTGGGCAATCTTGACTTTACCAGGTGGTAGTACACTAGCACACTCTTCAGCGGCTTGACGGCCTGGTAGGTCATTGTCGTAAAAGATAACAATCTCATCGTAGCCTTGCAGCAGTGGGAGTTGTTTCTGTACAGCCTTCTTTGCACCAGCTGCACCAGATGGTACGGAAACCATCGGCCAACCTGGCATACACTCAGACCCACTAGCTGCATCCATCTCGCCTTCAAAAATGACGATACGTTTACCAGTAGTAGGGTAGAGATGTTGCCCGAAGAATGTACCAGGCACTTCACCCTCATACGAGAATGATTTACCTTTTGTCTTTACCTTGGCACCTTTGACGATGCCTGATTCGTCATGATAGTAAAAGCGGAGCTTATCACCATCACGGTAGATTTTGTACTTCTCACATACTTTCTGTGAGAGGTTACGCTTCTGCAGCCTTTGGGCTGAGCCTGTTATTTGCACACTTTTGGTTTGATGAATGTGTAAAGAAGGTTCACCATCACCGTGCGTATAGTGATGGCAAACGAAACAATATGTGTGCCCGTCGTCATAGACACTCTTGGCATCTGACGACCCACACTCCTCACATGGCTCGTGAAATAGAAACTCAGAGGAGCCAGTCGAGGGGGATGTTTTGGAATGATGTCCAAGGGATGTCATGCTTATCGCACCACTTAGCGTATGTAGTTTTAGATTTCTTACTGATCTTATTGAATGGTGCCTGAAAGACCATACGCAAATCAAGGTTAGGATTTAACTCCTTTACTGCCCTGATCTTACGACGGTCAGCAGGTTCCCAATAGCCCTTACATTCCAGCACGACACCATTGGGTAACACGAAGTCAGGTGTGTAGACATGCTGGATAATGTAACGGACTCTAGTTGTTTCGTACTCGTACTTGACACCAAGATCGACAAGCAGATCAGC